TGTTGTTTTTTTTTGACGACCCCTTTTTTGGAACCCGGCCCCCCCGTATTTCCCGGGGGGGCTTTTTTATTCTTCATCTTCGGTCTGCAATTCCGCCTCGTCCGTCTTCTCGATTTGTAATACCTGATGTGCATTCAACGGAGAAACCACCTTGCGGCCGGTTCTTGCTTCGAGTTCCAGCCGGGCATTGCGGGCAATTGTGCCGCCTTGTCGCGCGACCGCTTTGTGTGCTGCAAGCGTCCGAGGGTCGGTTGCTTCGGTTATGTCCTTTGTCGAAGCCTCCGCAAGCATGTTGAGGATGAGTTCTGTGTTGGTCATATTATCCCGCAAGTTTTCTTTCCGCAACCCTTTATATGCCTTGTATTCACGGGTGGTGAAGCCAGACCACACATTCGTGATTATGTCAGTCAGTGTGGCAAATTGCTGGCCCTCCTGCACCCCTCGCTTTTTCCACGCGTCGGTCAGGTCTTTACGAACCTCGATCGCTTTCAGACGCTGGTTGATCCAATTATCCGAATACCCCAATCGCTTGTAATCGACCATTGCTTGCTGAATCGACAGTTCCGGATCCTGCATCTGATCGAGACGGTCGGCAGCCACCTGCGCCATCCACTGTTTGAACGGCTCCGCTTTCGGCGAGGGGATTGACTGGATGATCCGGAACATACCCTGCGTCGTGGCGCAGTTCACCCGTTGGCGACCTCCAGCAGTCTGCACGGAAAGGGGGGTGACAATTTGTCCCCACCCTTTGGATAGCTCCGGATCGCGCTTCTTCATCTTTTTGATATAGTCCGTAGGATTCACGCTGTCGGTCAATACACCGACGACATCCACGATCGAAAAATACCACTCCTCCGTTTGGTCATCCCATACGGTGCGCACCTTGCGCTCTTCAAATAATTGTATGGCTTGTTTCTGCGTCATATGTATATTTGATATTCATGTTGAGGTCGAAAGGACAACATCGGCAAAGATAGAGGGAAAACGACACCCCGGATCACTCCGGGGATTTTTTATTATGTTGTTGTGGCTAACAATATAATCAGGAATATAAATCCTAAAATACACCAAAGTACTCGGATGATTTTTTGGAGTTTTTTATTTTGCACTATATTCTTTTGAGTGATGTTAGTCGGTATTTCGGTTATGGTTGTGCTGATCGTTGGGGTGTCAAGAACCGATATTTTCATTAACGATATTTTTTGCCCCTCTTGCCTGTAAGTCTCTATTTTTAGACGCGTATATTTGGATGGTCTTCTTTTATCGCCGACCAAAACACAATTTGTTGATTTTTTTACAAGGGTTTGAAAATTTACACCCATATCTTTCAAAATATTCCTTATTGTCCCGAAAAGGTACATATTGAAAGTTTCAGTCTCTATAACGACATTTTTATCCCTCAATTCCAACTTTTCCAATTTGGAACGCAGATCATTAAGGAGGACTTGGGCATCCGATAAATTCTGGGTATTTGTTGTCTCGCCTATTTCAACGGGGAGTGTATGACTTTTCTTTGTTGAAGAGCGGGATATTTTTGTGCGTTTATAAATCCCTGTGCCCGGCAAACCATTATTTATATATACTCCTCTTTTACCAACACTAACGGATGCGCCTTTTACACCAAACGAGGTGCTAATGCCTCCTTTACTTAAATTCAAATTTACGCCCGGAGCAATTTTAATTCTTTTTCTAAAGCTAACCATAGCATTGGATTATTCTGCGAAAGCGTGAAACAATAATATATCCAGTTTTGTAATCCGTTTTGTCGTGGCGGTCGTGTCGAGGTTGTGAGGCCGGGCCGCGTCTTTGATCGGATAATCGGGTGTCAGTATAAATCGTTCGGGTTGTTTTATCCTTGTACCGCCTTGCCAGCAACACCCTGCACATCCGCCGCAGCCCCTTTTTGGGCTAATAATTCGATCGTCTTTTGCTGGGAGGCGACAATATCCAATAATTTATCGATTCGTTCCGAATTTTTATCATTTTTTTCTTCAGGGACTTTATTATTTGCGAGCATTGGGCCTCGGTCAAGCACAAGCCACTCTAAACTTAAATCCGGAAATTTCTCTATAATTATTTTTGCCTTATCGACGCCAATAGTGTTTCCACTATCCAAAAAAGATGTAGATAGTCCGGTTATAGTATAAAATTTGTTCTTGCTAATTCCCTTACTATCAATATAATATTTTATTTTTTCTTTTGTTGTCATAAATTTTAATATAATTATTTTGTTTTTCTAAATAATTATTTAGATATTTGCATTGTAATTACAATAGTAATTACAAATATAATCAAAATAGCGAGATTATGAGAGAGATTAGGTACAGAGGTATAGGTATCGCAGAAAGGAAATGGGTATTCGGTTCCTTGTGGTTTGATACGCGCGATGGGGTAACCCTCATTTGGAGCGAAGAACTAAAATACTGGGTTCGGGTCGATCCCGCCACCGTCGGCCAGTACACGGGGTTGAAAGACGAACACGGTAAAGAGATTTACGAGGGGGGATATTGTGTTGCATTTCTCAAACAAATATGCAGAAGACGAATACGCCTTTTTGGTAAACACCGCCGGAATAGACCCGAAACATTTACACTACTATGTTGTTTCATGGAATAATACAGAGGGTGGATTTGGCTATGTTTTATTGAAAGAACTCCACACAAATAACCCCGATATGTGTGGTTTTAATCCGTGTCTCGGATTTCTCGTCGGCAATATCCACGATAACCCCGAATTGATTGAAAAACAAACCGCCGAAAGGCACAAAACTAACTAAGACTATGAACAGAATTAAATTGGGTGACAAAGTTCGCAGCACAGTGTCCGGATTCTCCGGAACGGTAACGGCAATATGCCACTATCTGTACAACGAATCGCAGTACTGTGTGAAACAGAATGCGCTTGTAAATGGCGATGAGAAAGTTTGTTGGTTTTCCATCGGAGAACTCACAACCGCCCCCGAATGCGAGATGGGCGAATGCGATAAGTAACAAATTTCCCGACCGGGTGGCACGTGGGCGGTTCAACTCCGCCCCCGGGAGCAAAACAAACACAGATTTTCAATTATGGCCGAATTAGTCCGAACCGTAAACTTTACCGAAACCTTTGCCGCGTTGAGGCTTGGCGAAAGCGTCGAGTTCAGCGTTGCCGAGTTTACCGAATCGAGCGTGCGGGCCAACGCCAGCCGCTACTGCAAGGGTAAAAACATCAAATTGTCGGTCTCCGCATTGAGGGGAACCGGCGTTATCAAAGTAACCCGTAAATCGTAATACCATGAACCACGAACCCCTTGACCGACTGCATTTGCAGCAGATAGCCGCCGCCTACGCTGCCGGGTATCGTATGGCCCGGGCGGAGCTGGCCGACGATACGAAATACTACACCCTCACACAATGCTACCGGAAATTCGGCCGTGGTACGGTCGATCGGTGGGCTACCGAGGGGCTGATTGAAATAATCAAAGACGGAACCCGCAATAGTAAGTGCCGTGTGCTGGCGGAACGTATAGAGCTGGTCGCCTCGCAAAGCAACCGCGCCAGCTGGTTCGACAATCACGAATAATCCGCAGCGATGGGAAAGATGTACAGACGATGGGACAAATTCGAGGTGCAGGACGTAATCGCCCGCTATCTGTCCGGCGAGGATGTGCAGGCAATCGCCGAGGAGTACGGACGATCGGTTCGCAGCATAGAGATGATGATATATCGGCAAGGGTTGCATCGTCGTGTAAAGTCACCGGTAAATGACCGCGCAAAACTGGACTGTATGCCCGATCCGTTCGAGTGGATGGGCGGAAAGGATCACCTATAAAAACCGTATGAAATGGAACAGACTTTCGAGCAAATGAAGGACGCGGCGAAAGAGGTACATCACCGATTTTACAAGTATTGCACCTCCTCGTTCAATGATATTGTTAATACCGACAATGTGCGAGATTTGCGCCGTGTCGTGATCCGTTATCGCGATTATGTTTCAGACCCTCGGGCAGCCCACTATATCCGTGAGAATTATGCGGATGTATTGGAGGCGCTGGGGCTGCGGATCCAGTTTTACATCGATGGCCGTGTACGGCTGTATTTGGCAAACTAATATCCCCGATTATGGAATGGAACAACCACCCCTTTGAAAAAGACACGCCCGTAAGGACGTTTGGCAGCCGCAGCGAGTTGGCGGCCTGGGACGCCGAGAATTGCGATCGGTGCATCAAGCACGACGAATGCGAGCTGTGCGATGCGATCATGGCGGCGTACATCGGCGACGGGCGGGTACCGCTGTGGGTCGCCAAGCGGATCGGATGTCTATATGACCCGCTCTATTTGTCCGCCAGTCTCGAAAGCACGTGCAGGGAGCGCCGGACGGAGGAGGAACGAGATTTTCCATTTTAACCATAAAAACACGATATAATTATGAATAAGCCTGACACATGCCCCGGGTACTCCGCCGACATCGATACGGAATACAACAGGGTGACGGAGAACGGAACCAAGGTGTGCGGATCGTGCAATTGCTTCAAGTATGAAGACGCCAACGGGTATGGTGAATGCGAATACCACGATGTCCCCGAAAGCTATTTCGAAGCTCGTCACTGCTCCGATTACTGTGGGAATTGGATTCCGAAAACTAAATGAGTAAGAAAATTTAAGGTTGGGAAATTATGGCAAGACCGAGAAAACTAAATGCGGACTGGTTCCCGCACGACGTAAACGAACGAAACAAACCGATGGTAAAGGCCATTCGGCGCAAGTTTTCACACTTGGGGTATGCGGTATGGACTTATTTGCAGGAAACGCTGACCAGTAGCGATTTGTTCCGCATCAAGTGGGACGATGTGACCGTCGAGTTGCTGGCGGCCGATTACGACGTTGAACCGGAGGATCTGATAGCGATAGTAGAATATGCTGTCAAAATCGGCCTGTTGGAAATCGGGGATGGGTTTATTTTCTCCGCCGAACACCGTAACGGCCTGAAACCTTTGCTATTAAAGCGCGAGCGCGATTTGCTTTTCCTTGATAATAAGGCAAAAAGCAAAACAGACGCAGGGGGCGCGGAAATTATCGACGCCGAAAATGAGCCGAAAACAAGCGAAAACACAACGAAAAAGGAGCGAAACCCCAAAAATGAAATGATTTTCGACGCTGAAAATGTTGAAAAAACAGAGCCGGCGGGAGTTTTCGACGCCGAAAACAGGCGGAAACAGGGTTTTTCGTCAATTATCGGCGAATTTCCTTTTTTTAAGAGTAAGAGTAACAGTAAGAGTAATACACACACAGTAATCCCTACATGGAAAGGGGGTGTGGGGGAAAACCAAACCGCCGAGTTCCTCGACTGGCTCGATTCGGCCTATCCCGAAATCGCAGCGATGGCCGAACCGATCACCGAGGAGCAGGCCCGCGACATTCTGGCCAAGTTCAGTGCCGAGGATATAAACCGCATCATCGCGGCAATGGACAACAAAGGGGCGTACAGGAACAAATCCGCATACTCGACGTTTGCCTCGTTCGTGGCTCACGACATCATCATCAAGAGCCGCAAAGCCGACACGGGCCGCAAATACACGTACAACGAGGTGATCGCCGAGGTGGACGGAGGCCGGGGGGCGTGGGACGATTTCCAGTTCCTCGCAATGCCCGACGGCACGAAGTACTGGATGCGTAAAATCGACATAGCCGCAATACAAGCATGAGACGAAGATCGACCAACAACACCGACACGATGACCGCAAGCGAATTTAGACGGCTTATTTCCGGCGATCTCCCCCGAAATAGTATAACTACACCGATCGGCAATCGAAAGGTCTTAAACGCGACGAAAACAGAGGAAAACGGGGTAATCTTCGACAGCCGACTCGAACGCTACATGCACGATCTGCTGAAATCGCACGGAATAGGCTTTCTGTTTCAAAAGCGCTACACCCTGCAAGAGCCGTTCACCTACAACGGGGAGAACGTTCGGGCGATCACCTACACGCTGGACTTCTACCTGCCGGATTACGACATGGCGATCGACACCAAGGGCATGGCCACCCAGCAGGGCAAACTCCGCATCAAGATGCTGAAGCGCCTGTTTGCCGACCTTGGCCGCACCACCACGATCGAGTTGCCCCGCACAAAAGACGAATGCGCCGCGCTGGTGGCTCGGCTGACTTCAAACCGATAAAACGAAAGCTATGCAGATCAATACCACCTACAACATGGATGCGCTTGCGGCGGCCCGACTGCTGCCGGACGGTTGCGTGGACTGCATCGTCACTTCGCCGCCGTACTACGGGCTGCGCGACTACGGTGTAGACGGTCAGATCGGGCTGGAAGAAACGCCGGAGGTTTTCATCGATCATCTTGTGACGGTATTCCGCGAACTGTGGAGAGTACTCAAGCCGGAGGGGACGTTGTGGGTGAATATGGGCGATAGCTATGCCGGTAGTAACCGCGGTGCTGACGATGTCAAACCCAAGGACTTGATCGGGATCCCGTGGATGCTGGCGTTCGCCCTACGTACTGATGGCTGGTACTTGCGTCAGGACATTATTTGGCACAAGCCGAACCCGATGCCCGAGAGCGTGACGGATCGCTGCACCAAGGCGCACGAGTATATTTTCCTTTTCAGCAAATCGGCCCGCTATTACTTTGATGCCGAGGCGATCAAGGAGCCAGCGACCGGGTGGAACGGATCGAAATTCGAGGATGGCAAGAACCTGATCAACCATCCGAACGTCGGCAAGAACCGGCAGCGCAAGCCGGCAGGATGGGACACGGGGAAAGGCGGCCACGGATCATTCCATCGCTCCGGTCGTGCGGAAGCGATTGAATACACCGAGATAGCGCCGGAAGCTTCAACGACGCGCAACAAACGAAGCGTGTGGACAGTTCCCCCGCAGCCGTTCAAAGAGGCCCATTTCGCCACGTTCCCCGAGGATTTGATCGTGCCGTGCATCCTTGCCGGGTGTCCCGCCGGTGGCCTCGTACTCGACCCGTTCAACGGCTCCGGCACCACGCGCATCGTGGCCAATAAACTCGGCCGCAATGCTATCGGTTTCGAATTAAATCCCCAATATATCGAAATAGAGAACAGACGCCGCAGTAAAGAGCTGGGGATATTTGAAAGCATTACGCTATGATCCGCTTTCTGTACATAGACCTCTTTTGCGGCGCCGGTGGAACATCTACAGGCGTTGAGGCGGCACGGTTGCACGGCGAGCAGGTCGCCAAGGTGATCGCGTGCGTCAATCACGATGCCAACGCGATCGCTTCGCACGCGGCCAACCATCCCGACGCGCTGCACTTTGTCGAAGACATCCGCACGTTGAACCTCGACCGGATGCTGGCCCATGTCGAAGCCATGCGGAAACAATACCCTGCCGCCCGCGTGGTGTTGTGGGCGTCGCTGGAGTGCACCAACTTCTCGATCGCTAAGGGCGGCCAAAGCCGCGACGCCGACAGCCGCACGCTTGCCGAGCACCTTTTCCGATACATCGACGCACTGCGGCCCGACTACATCCAAATCGAGAACGTCAAGGAGTTCATGACGTGGGGGCCGCTCGTGGTGAAAGTCGTCGAGGCATCGGCCGGTCATGGCGAATACTGTCCACTGGCGATAAAGACCGAGGGCACCGGCAAACACAAGCGCCGCACCATCGCCCCCGTGTGGGTGCCCGATGCCGCCCATCGCGGCGAGCATTACCGCCGGTGGGTGGATCGCATTTGCGCGGACGGAGGCTATCGGTTCGACCACCGCATCCTCGATTCGGCGGACTTCGGGGCCTACACCTCCCGCCGCCGGTTCTTCGGGATTTTCGCCGCCGGCCGGCTGCCCATCGTTTTCCCGACGCCCACCCATGCCAAGAAGCCCGCCCCCAACTTGTTCGACGCCCGCGCTAAGTGGCGCCCGGTTCGTGACGTGCTGGACTTGCACGACGAGGGCGCCAGCATATTCGGCCGCAAAAAGCCGCTGGTGGATGCAACCTTCGAGCGCATACACGCCGGGCTGGTGAAGTTCGTCGCCGGTGGCAAAGAGGCGTTCATGGTCAAATACAACTCCATGAGCCAAAGCGGCAAATACGTCGCGCCAGGCATCGACGATCCATGCCCGACGGTTGCGGTGCAGAGCAGGCTCGGCGTGGCAAAGGCGTGTTTCCTTGCCAAGCATTTCAGCGGATCACCGGCCGACCGTGCCATCAGCATCGACGGGCCGGCGCACGCCATCACAACGGTAGATCATCACGCGCTGGTCTCCGGCAACTTTCTGACGGCGTACTATGGTAACGGATACAACTCGCCAGTCGAGGCACCGGGGCCGACCGTAACGACAAAAGACCGGTTCCAACTGGTGCAGCCTCGGTTTCTGAATATGCAATACGGTAACGGAGGAGCGGTATCTGTCGAGGAGCCGGCCGGTACGGTAACGACGACTCCGAAGCACCACCTCGTTACGTGTCGCCTGGCGATCCCCGCCCGCAAGGGTCGCTATCTGCTGAATCCGCAATACACGTCCAAGTGTGGCAGCATCGAAACGCCGTGCTTTACGTTGATCGCCCGCATGGACAAAATATCGCCCTACATCGTCACAACGGAGCGCGAGGGTCAGCAGGTCGCTCCGTTTATCCGCCGCGAGGGCGATACGCTGATCTACGAGGTATATACCACAGACAGCCCGATCGTGGTGCAGATAAAGGAGTTCATGGCGCTGTACGGGCTGGTCGATGTGAAGATGCGAATGTTGAAGATTCCCGAACTGAAACGCATCATGGGTTTCCCCGCCAACTACAAGCTGGTAGGCACACAGGCCGAGCAGAAGAAGTTCATCGGCAACGCTGTTGAGGTTACAATGGCCCGCGTGATCTGCGAAGCACTGGGGCGTATGATTTTGGATTTTGAAAATGCAGCATGATATGAAAAGTATAAATTTATTCGGCCAAGAGGAGCACGTGTTCACGAATCGCAGAAAGTCGCAAAAAAGTATTTTCGACGATTACGAGGGCTTTGTGGAAAAATTCAATCCCAAGAAAACGACCGACGACTGCTATACGCCTCCAGCGGTGTACGACTATGTTTTGCAATATGTAGCCGATCATTGCGACATCGACGGGATGACCGTTGTCCGCCCGTTCTATCCGGGTGGTGATTACGAGAGCTTGGTCTATCCCGATAATTGCGTGGTGATCGACAACCCGCCCTTTTCGATCGTCTCTCAAATTGTCCGGTTCTATCTGAAACGAGGGATCAAGTTTTTCCTGTTTGCTCCGCATCTGACATTGTTCAGCGCTGACCTTGACTGTACACGGATCGTATGCGGCGCCGCTATCGTTTACGAAAACGGGGCAAAAGTAAATACATCTTTTTTGTCCAATATGTTCGGCGAAGCCGGTGTAATAGGTGATCCTGTGCTATATGAGGGGATCGACGCCATTTGCTCGGCACCGAAAGCGGAGTTGCCGAAATACAAATACCCGGACTGCGTGCTGACGGTTTCGGATGTAGCGTACATCGTGAAAAACAAGGGAGAGATAAAGATAGACAAGCGGGAAATGGTGCATCACTCTGCGCTTGACATCCAAAAAAAGCACGGGAAATCGATTTACGGATCCGGTTTTTTAATCTCGTATACCGCCGCCGAAAGAGTTACCGCCGAAAGAGCTGCGGTGAAAAAAGAGGCTATAGTATGGGAGTTATCCGAACGAGAAATGCGGATCGTTGAAAAATTAAGCGGGCAATAAATGGAACCAGCCAACCCTTTGCACGCCGAGATACGGCGCCACGTCCGCGAGGTACAACGCACCCGCCGGGCTACAAACAGGATGCCCGCCGACGCTCTGGTCATACGCGACGGACTTATGCTGAAAACGCGGTTTTCCCAATCCCTCACCGCTTTTCGTGCCGTATTGGAGGAAATGGTCGCGTTGAGGTTGATAGAGATAGGTCGAACTATAAACGATACCTACGTGCGGGTTATTGAAGATTGATCGATCACCAAATGCAGCAAAAATTATTCTGAAATGGATATGAAAAAACGGATAATACGAGTATTCCCAACCAAGACGAATGCTACGCCAACCGACGAGCTGGTACGTATCCGCGAAACTCCGTCCTTTTTCGACGAAGCGGACGAGGTGCACGTTTCTGTAACGTTCACATGGGACATACCGATCGCTGAATGGCTGGCGAAACAATGGGAGCCGGTTGCAACGGTGAAGATCGGCGGTCCCGCTTACAATGAGCCGGGCGGCGATTTTATCCCTGGTATGTACATGAGGCACGGATACGTGATTACCAGCCGAGGATGTCCGAATCGATGCTGGTTTTGCGCTGTTCCCAAGCGTGAGGGCGGAATGCTCCGAGAGTTGCCAGTTACCGACGGCTGGATTCTGACCGATGACAACCTGCTGGCCTGCTCTCCGGGCCATATCGACGAGGTATTTGCCATGCTTGCCCGCCAGCCGCACAAGCCGCAATTTACCGGAGGACTGGAGGCAGCGTTGCTAACCCCGACGATGGCGCAACGAATACATGAGTTACATCCCCAATCGCTATTTTTCGCCTACGACACCCCCAACGACCTGGACCCGCTCGTTGAGGCAGGCAAAATGCTTATCGAGGCAGGTTTCACCAAATCCAGCAACTCGATGAGGTGTTATGTGTTGTGCGGTTACAAGGGAGACACGTTCGAGAAAGCACAGACACGGATGGGCGAGGCGTGGCGAGCCGGTTTTATGCCAATGGCAATGTTGTTTCGTGATCTTGAGGGTAAATATTCAACCGATTGGCGCCGGTTTCAACGGCAATGGGCCAATCCGACAATCACGATCTGTAACTGTATAAAACACTTTGGTAGATGAAAATAATCGTAACATTTTCCGGAGGAAAGGATAGCCTTGCGGCGCTGTTGTGGGTGCGCGAGCACATCACCACCAACTTTACCACCGTGTTTTGCGATACGGGATGGGAGCATCCACTGACCTACGAGTACATCAATCGCATCGCCGACCGGCTAAACCTCGACCTCGTAACGCTCAAGTCGCCCAAGTATGATGGGATGGTCGGTTTGGCCAAGCAAAAAAAGCGTTGGCCGTCCACCCGTGCCCGATTCTGTACCCAAGAGTTGAAAACCAAGCCGTGCATCGACTATGTGCTCGACAACGTACAGGATAATATACTGATGATCCAAGGCATACGCGCGGCGGAATCTCCGAACCGTGCGGCTATGTCAAAGCAATGCACGTACTTTAAGTACTATTTCGAGCCATACGGTTATGATAAAGCGGGCAAACCAAAGATGCACACCTATCGCGGTCACGACGTGCGGGTGTTCCGAAAGCAATACGCTGACGATCTACTGCGTCCCGTATTCGATTGGTCGGCGCAGCAGGTGATTGACTACATCCTCTCGGCGGGGCTTGAACCCAATCCGCTCTACACGATGGGCTATAAACGTGTAGGGTGCTGGCCGTGCGTCATGGCGAGCCAGCGGGAATTTCCCGCCAATCTCCGGATCGCATCGAGCAGATTACCACGCTGGAGCATGACCTGAAGTCATCGTTTTTTGGACCGGGTAAAATCCCCGCCCACGCGATTACCAGCGGCGAGAAATATCCGACAATAAACGATGTCGTGCGCTACGTCCAATGGCAGAACGCGACGGGCAGTTTGTTCGACGACGATACGGCGACCAGTTGTATGAGCTTTTACGGATTATGTGAGTAAAAACCTTTCAAAAATGAAATAATCATGGGAAATTTAACACTCAAAGAATTGGGGCGACGCGCATTTGAAACCGCCAAAGCGAAAGGGTTCCACGATGAACCGATCGACATCCCCCGCGCTTTAATGCTGACCGTTTCGGAACTCGCCGAGGCGCTGGAAGCCGATCGTAAGAACAAACGGGCCGACTTATCGGCTTTTTTCGATAAGGAACCCTGTGAAATCTTTCCGTTCCGTGAAAAGTTCGAGGTACACGTTAAAGACACGTTCGAGGACGAGCTGGCCGACGCGACCATTCGCCTGCTTGATTTATCCACCGCACTCGGCATCAATCTCGAAATGCACGTTCTGCTGAAAATGCAGTACAACGAGGGCCGAGGATATAAGCACGGGAAACGCTATTGACTATGTGGAGGCTGACAGACACCAGCGCCATGCCATACGGCAAATACAAGGGGCGTCCCATGTCGGGCGTCCCCGCCGATTACCTGCTATGGCTCCATGAGAACGGCAAATGTTCGGAAAGTGTAGCGCGGTACATTGAGGAGCACAAGCCCGCCATCGAGCAACGCAGGGACACCGAGGCTGCCGATCGGAAGCAGAAGACGGCCGACCGTATGCCATTCGGCAGCTACAAGGGCGAAGTAATAGCGAAAGTCCCTGCCGAGTATCTACTGGCCATGTATGAGAGTGGCAAGTGTCCCGCGAATGTGCAGGAGTATGTCGAGCAGAACATGGCGGAGTTGCATCTGCGGGCCGAAAGAGATGGCAGGTGCAGGAATGCGTTGAAATCAATGTATTTATAATTTTTTTTTGGATTATGAAAAAAAGCGACAAAGACTTGGCGAACGACATCCGACGACGGGCGAACGCGGCTAATGTATCCATTTCGAAGTTGTGCCGCGAGGCCGGCGTATCGCGACAGTGGTATGAGGATCTAAAACGCCGGACGCCCCAGCCGGTGGATTTGTACCTCAAAATCGACGAGAAACTGAAAGAATACGAACGAGGTAAGGCGGCCACCCACACAGCGGACGCTCCCCTGCAATAATCTGACGTTATGGAGATCAAGATCACACAGGAAAAGCGCGACGAGGTAGAGCGAATACAAAACGAGTTTCGCAGCAAGCTATCCCCCAATGAAATATTACGCGGCACAGCGCAAGGCGTCAATAGTGCGCTTACGCGCTCGATACCCCGCATAAACAAGCGGATAAAAGAGCGGTACAATATATCGCAGAAATACCTATCACGCCAGGCGGTAGTGTCACCCAAGGCTAACAGCGGCAGCTTGTACGGTGGCATCAAGATAAACGAAAACCGGCTACCGGTTATCGCATTCAAGCCAAAGCAATCGGGATCCTCGATTTCGGTGGCAATCCACAAGGGCAAGACAACCATGATCCGCCACGCCTTTGTCGCGACCATGTCCAGCGGGCACAAAGGGGTGTTTTCTCGCGGCCGCTATCAAAAACGTATAGGCTTCGTGCCCGGGCGAGAAAAGACGGCCAGCGGTAAGATACGCATCACAGAACTGATGACGGCCTCGCCGTTCACAATGGGCATTTCGCCGGACGTGCGGACGGACGTTGCGGAGTTTATGGGCAACGAGGTAACAGCCCGCGTCCACGGAATACTAACCAGTTGCGTGAACAAAATCGCGGCAAAAAACGGATGACATGAAACGGATAATACAGCACGGAAACAGTAGTAAGATGGCGATATATGTACGGAAATGCCCTTGCGGATGTCAATTTGAGTATGGCGCCGCCGATGTGGATGAAACCTTTTTCGATCCAAGAGATCGCGTAACGATGTGGTATGTAGAATGTCCCGAATGCGGAGATAAAACCGGATTTGAGAAACCCGATCCGGTAAGGTACGAACAAGAATGATTTTATAGGTTCTTCCTGGTCCCTACATCGGGGGTAGTCGGCATCGCGTTTTTTCGCCAGTCAGCAGGAAAAAATTATCATAGCAGGTAGCAAGCAGATACGAATGAAGAAAAAAGCGCCCAAAGGTTGGGTTAAAATATCTGATTTCGAAGAAACAACCGGAATAAGCGCCAAGACCATAACAGCGGCCATAAAGCGCGGATATATACCGGACAATTTCGCGGATGTCGTCGGGACGTCCGCGACTTCGCCGTATTACCTGAACCCACAACAGGCCGCCGTATGCTGGTATAAGTCGCTGAACTCGGCGCACCCCAACCAGCGCAAGGTCCGCAACGCGCTGGCGGGCTACATCAAAACCTTTGATAAAGCGGTGATCGAGCCGGAACCGACGGCCAAGGCTGTGGCAACTGCTACGATGACCTACGAGGACGCCCAATTACAGGAAAAAATCGCCAAAGCCAGGATCGCCGAGCTGGAATTACAGGAAAAAGAGGGTGCGCTGGTGTCGCGCGAGCGCATAAATGCCCAACTTTTCGCCGCCGGCAAGGAATTGCGCGACACATTGCTCGCAATCCCCGACCGAATAACGGACGTGGTTATGGCGGAAGACAATCGGGCAATCGTTCACAACACGATATACGACGCGATCGCCGATGCGTTGCAGAAGCTCGCGGATTTTCAAACAAGAATCGACCAATGACAGCCATTTTCAACGAGATAACCAAGTTTTTCCAGGGCTTACGACCGCTCGACCGGATCACGGTGTCGCAATGGGCGGACAAATACCGGTTTTTGTCGCCGGTCAGCTCTGCCGAATCGGGCCAATACCGGACGAGCCGCACCCCCTACCTGCGCGACATCATGGATTGCTTGAGCGTTCACGACTCGCACCGCAAAATTGTCTTCGTAAAGGCCGCGCAGATCGGAGGAACCGAGGGCGCCAGCAACTTCGTAGGCTATGCTATGCACATCGCGCCGGCGCCCACCATGTTCGTACAGCCGACCGACAAAATGGTCGAACGGTTGTCCAAGGGACGCATCGACCCGCTGATCGAGAATTGCCCCGAACTGAAGCAGCGCGTGGCTCCGGCCAAGAGCCGCGACAGCAACAACACGATCACGCAAAAGAATTTTCCCGGCGGTCTGCTGCTGATGGTCGGCGCCAACAGCGCAGCGGGGTTACGGTCTGTCCCTATCCGGAATTTGATTTTGGACGAGGTGGACGCTTACCCGCAGGACTTGGACGGCGAGGGATCGCCGATCGACTTGGCGATCGCCCGTACTCGAACCTTTCCAAACCATAAAATTTTCATGTTGAGTACGCCCACCATCGAGGGACTTTCGGCAATCGAACGGGAATTTTTGGAAACCGATCAAAACTACTATCATGTCCCGTGCCCGCACTGCGGCGTTATGCAGCCGCTGGTATTCGCAAATCTCAAGTGGGAGGAGGGCAAGCCCCAAACAGCAAAATACAAGTGCAACCATTGCGGCGAATTGATCGCCGAGCGGCACAAGATCACCATGTTAGCAAACGGCCAGTGGGTACCCGCCAAGCCGGAAAATGTAAATCACGATGTGATTGGCTTCCATCTTAATAGTCTCTATTCGCCCTACGGGTGGCATAGCTGGGAACAGATCGCGCGAGATTTCATTGCGGCCAAGGAGAACCCGAGCAAATTAAAGGTTTTCGTGAATACAACCCTCGGGCAGACGTGGGCGGAAAAGGGCGAGGCGCCGCCGTACAAAAATCTTTACAACCGCCGCGAGCAGTACAAAACCAACCATGTGCCCGCCGATGTGTGCTTCCTCACCGCCGGTGTCGATGTACAGCGCGACCGCCTGGAGTTAGAGATTGTCGGCTGGTGTGCCGACAAACGCAGCTATTCGATCGACTACCGCGTAATCGAGGGGGACACGGCCGGAACCGCCGTATGGGACGATTTGGCAGCCGTCGTGGGTGAACGGTGGCCGCGCAAGGACGGGATGGAGTTTCCTATCCGAATGATGGCGGTGGATACCGGCTACAACACGACGCACGTCCATACCTTTTGCCGCCGGTTCGTCGGTGATCGCGTCATACCGATCAAGGGTCAGGATCACCTCGGCATGGCGTTTTCACCACCCAAGCAGGTGGACATCACCAAGGCGGGTAAAAAGGTCGGAAAGATGCGCCAGTGGAATATCGGCGTGTCATTCCTCAAAACGGAGTTATACGCCCACCTGCGGCTGGAAAAGGACGAGAACGGCATCCCTCCGCCGAACTATTGCCATTTTCCCGAATATGACGAACACTATTTCCGTGGCCTTACCGCCGAGGAGCAGGTTGTCAAGGTGGTGCGGGGGTACCGAAAGTTGCAATGGGTGAAGCGGTACGAGCGCAACGAACCGCTTGACTGTCGTGTCTATGCTCGGGCTGCTGCGGCTATCCTCGGGCTGGATCGGTTGAACCCACAGCGTTTGGCGCAGATGGGTGGTGCAACCGCCAAAAAGAGAGACGCTCGTAACGACGAAAGCACCGGGCGCCGTCGAGGTGGCAGTTTTTGGGATGATTGATATACCGAGATGTCGGTATATTTAGAAAAGGTTTACCGAGAACTCGGTAAACCTTTTCGCGTGGTATTGTGAATGTAAAACACCTCTCATAAATTCGTTGCAAATCGTTACGCTGCCATGTCTTTTACAATCGAACAATATACCGCGCTCAAGGAGGCCATCGCCACCGGTGCGACAACCATAACCTACGGCGACAAAACCGTGAGCTATCGGTCGCTTGCCGAGATGAAAGATTTGGTTCGAATGATTGAGGAGGAGTTGTTTCCGGAACGCCGCTTGCGCCGTCGTCGCCTCGCTTGTATTGACCGAGGCTATTTCAGCAAAAGATGAGAATTTCATTTGAAATATCGCGTAGCCGTAAAAAACGGGCCTATGAGGCGGCCGACAAAGGCCGTCGCGGCAAGGCGTTCCGGTTGGCAAAGTCCACGAGTGTCAATAGCGAAGTATCGGCCGCGCTGGTTACGTTGCGGGATCGTTCCCGTAATATGGTCCGTAACAACGGATGGGCGCGGCGGGCTGTCGAAGCGATCACCAAGCACACGATCGGCGATGGCATCCAGCCGGCGCCTGACGCCGATTTGGCAACTTGCCAACTCGTAAAACGACTTTGGAGCAAATGGGCCAATTCGACCGCCTGCGACTGGTATGGCAAAACGACATTTTACGGGTTGCAGGAATTAGCGATGCGGTCCATCGCTGAGAGTGGCGAAGTGTTGATTTTGAGACGCTGGGTCATGCCCGACGACAACAACCCGCTACCGCTCCAGTTGCAAGTTTTGGAGGGCGACCAGCTCGACCACACCCGAAATGGCAGCAACGATATGGGTTATTGTCGGCTTGGGGTTCAATTCAGCAAAGAGGGGCGCCTGCTCGGTTACTGGCTTTTTGATTACCACCCCGGCGACAGCTTTATCGTTGCACCGGCGCTTGCCAGCAAGTTTTACCCCAAGGAGGATGTGCTACATGCTTTCGAGGTGTTGCGGCCTGGACAGGTCCGAGGCTTGCCGATCGGAGTGTCGGCGTTTATGAAAACGAGCGATTTTTCCGACTACGAGGATGCCCAGCTCGTAAAGCAAAAGGTGGCCGCGTGCTTCGCCGCATTTGTATTGGGGTCGGAAGATGACGGTGGCGAGGATGGTGCGATAGGTATCGAGCGCTTGGAGCCTGGCATCGTCGAACACCTCGGAGCTGCCGAATCGGTAGAGTTCGCCAATCCGCCCAGCGTGTCCGATTACGATGCTTACGCCAGCCGCATATTGCAGGGAATGGCCGCTGGCTATGGCATCACCTACGAAATGCTGACGATGGATTATAGCCGTGTGAATTTTACCTCGGGGCGCATGGCGAAAATCGACGTTACGGCCAACTTCAAAAGCTGGCAGTATTTTATGATCGTACCGCAGATTTGTGCCCCCGTGTGGAATTGGTTTATCAGCGCGTGTATGATCAAGGGAGAGTTGTCCCGATATATATCCGCCGACTGGACGGCACCTCGCATTCAGCAGCTCGATCCGCAGCGCGAGACCGCCGCACAGGTCGATAGGATCAAGGCCGGTCTTGCGACGATCAGCGAGACGATCCGAGAGATGGGGCGCGAACCCGAGGAGTTTTTCAAAGAATATAAACAGGACATCGACCGGCTGGCCGAGTTGGGTATTACCATTGACAGCGTGAATACCGCCGCTACGGTCGTCCAAAAAGAAAATAGCAATGGCAAAACAGGAAACGAATAACCGCACCATGGGCGTGCTGTACGGGCGGGCGCTCGTGCAGCCTACGACCATCGACCAGGAGGCCCGCGAGGTAGATGTCGTTTGCGCGACCGAAAAAATGGTTACGCGCTTCAGCTGGGACGAAGACTACGACGAAATGCTGGTCTGCGAAGCATCCGCCGTTCGAATGGACCGCGCAAATCAGGGGCTTCCGCTTTTGGACTGTCATAATTCGTACTCGGTGCACAGCCAAGTCGGTCGCACGGTCAAGGTGTGGATCAACGAATCGCGCCAGCTTTGCGCTCGCGTTCGTTTCTCCAGCCGTCCCGAGGTGGCCGGACTGTTCCAGGATGTGGTGGACGGGATCGTCAAAGGGATCTCGGTCGGCTACGAAATCTACAAGTTCGAGCGCGAGGAGCGCCCAAACGGTGCACGGCCTATCTACCGGGCTACCGACTGGATGCCGATCGAAATTTCCCTCGCTCCAGTACCCGCCGACATCGACAGCGGCATCCGCACAGGACAACAGCAGCATCCGGTCGAAATCATAAACAAACGAATCACAAATACCACCACCAACATGAAAAAAACGAGAGCAACAGAAACAGGTAAGACCATGGAGTACGTCGTCGAGGGCGATCCCGTAAAGCAGGGAGACATCGTAACCGTTGATGGCGTTAAGGGCGTTGCCCTTTCCGATGGCGAAGTGGGCGATACCATTACACTCACACTGATTGAGGAAGAGGTCACGCCGACTGACTCCGACGAAGCCAAAACGAACGAGGATGTAGTTGCAGCGGCCGAGGATGCAGCAGCCGCAGCCGAGGATGCAGCCGCAGCTGCTAAAGATGCCGCAGCTGCGGTAACTGAAGCTACCGGAGGAACGGAACAGACAGAAGAGAACCGCAAGCGAACGCAAGCGATCCAGCAAATGGCCCGTGCCGCTGGCCTTTCCGCCGATTACGCGCTGGCACTGGTCGGTACCGATCTTACCGTGGAGCAGTGCAGCACCGCGATTATGCGACGGCTGGCTAAACGAAGTCAGGAAAACGGCGTGAACGGTAACCATAGTGTCCGTGCGACCGGCTTGGATGCTGGCACCAAGAAGCGTATGGCCGTGGAGAACGCACTGCTGCACCGCATTTATCCGTCCAAGTTCTCGTTGGACGCCGGCGCCCGCGAATTTCGCGGCATGACCATGGTAGAGATCGGGCGCGAACTGTTGTCCGAGCGCGGTATCAACACCCGAGGCTTGGATCGTTCCGAAGTGGCCAAAATGGTTTTCAACCGTGCGCACAGCACCAGCGACTTTCCGCTGTTGTTCGAGGGTGTGATCAACAAGATGTTGCGGGCACAGTATGAGTTCGCACCGGAGTTTTGGGACAAAATCGCCCGACAGACCAGCGTGGACGATTTCCGTGCACGCGGTCTTTACTCGGCCGGTGTCGCCAATGGCATGAAGAAGATCCCCGAGGGTGGAGAAATCAAGTACACAACGCTTAAGGAAAGCAAGGAGCAGATCCGCGTCGAGACGTTCGGCGAGGGCATCAGTTACACCCGGCAGGCGTTCATCAACGATGATTTGGGCGTGTTCTCGATCATCCCGTCGGCATTCGTCCGCCATTGGGATATGCTCCGTGGAAACCTCGTGTGGGGTCTGCTGACCGACAACGTGAAGATGTCCGACGGCAAGGGGATTTTCGATGCTACCCACGGCAACCTCCTCACGGGTGCCAGCAGCGCATTAAGCGAGGAGAGTCTTGCGGCGGCAAAGACGGCGATGATGAAGCAGAAAGACATCGCGGGACAGATTATTCGCATGGTGCCACGTTACCTCATTGTGTCACCTGAGAACGAGATGATGGCCAAAAAACTGGTAACAGCGACAACGCCCGTCAAGTTCGAGGACGTGAACGTTTTCGCCGGTGCGTTCGACGTGATCGTCGAGCCGCGATTGACCGATCCAAAAGCTTGGTATCTGATGGCCGACCCGTATGCAGTGGATAGTCTCTACTACGCATACCTGGAGGGCAACGAGGGTCTGCGTGTGGACAGCACAGAGGAGTTCAAAACCGACTCCATGGACTATGCCGTCCGTGGCGATTTCGGTGCTGCGGCGATCGACTATCGTGGCATCGTGAAAGCAGCGGGGAAATAGCGTAACGGCAAACTTCCCGCAGGGGCGGAATTTATCGTGCCTGCCCCTATTTTAAGCAAAAACTAAAAATACAGAGCAATGAAAAACTTCATCCAGGATGGTAAGACCATCGAGTATAAAGTCGCAGAAACTGCGATCAAGAGCGGTGATGTACGCGTAATCGGTGACGTCGCTGGTGTTGCCGTTACTGACGGCGCCGTGGACGAAACCGTCGTGTTGAACGTTACGGGCGTGTACGAATTGGCCAAAGGTACCGGTGCAATCACGCAGGGCCAAAAGGTGTATGCTGCTGCCGACGGTTCCGGTATTGTGGCAACGGCCGAGGATAACAAGGCTGTCGGATGCGCTTGGGAGGCTGCCGACGCAGGCGATACCACGGTGTTGGTCAAGTTGAACGTATAACCTCCGAGCGTATGAACAACCGATTTGACAGGATGGCCAAAATAGCATCTTCGACCATTTCCAACCTTATGGGCGAACCCGCTGTTTGGCTATCCCCAAATCGGGGAAATATTCCCGGACGGGCGTTGTTCAAGGACCCGAGCGAACCCACGCAGATCGGAGACTCCGAGGGCTACGAATATAGACCGAGCACGGCCACCGCAGAGTATTACGAAGGTAATTTCGTCGGGCTGAAGCAAGCCGTGGATGCCGAAACGACCGAATACCTCGAAATACGTGGAAAACGGTATTTGATTACTGCGGTGGACACCAAATTTGACGGAAAAACCTATGTGGCGCATTTGACACCGCACGCCGAAAGCGAAGAATAGATCATGGAGCAACCAATGACAACCAAGGCAGACGCCAGCATGTCCCCTTACGAAAGGTATGAGGACGAGCTGGTCACGTTGTTGCAGATGCCGGGTGTCGATGTCAAGCCGTTGCCCAAGATCGAGGCGCTGGAGTTGCCGCGTCAGACGGAGAGACCGCAGATTTTCGTACTGGTCAATGGTACGGAGTTCGCCGAGCGCGAGGAGTTGGCCGTCGTGGCCCAACTGGGAACCGTTCAATGCGAGCTATTCATCCGCGCGAAGAACCGGCGGGGAAAACTGGGGCTTTTCGATGTCTATGAGGCCGCGAAATCCCGCCTGCTGGGCTATCGGATGCAGGGCGCGAAAACGCCCATTTACTTTAACTCTTTCGGCTATGTGTCGGGCCTACATAACTATTGGCAGTATGCGCTCACGTTTTCGTTTGCCGCGTATTCTGTCGAGGCAGACCGGCCCGATGACATTCCGACGATCAGACAAATCGAAAACGAATTTACCCAAAAATGAAAAAGTATGAGGTAGTAAGTCCTTACGTTGTTTTCAGCGTCAAGGATGGTGCGGCCCGCAAGGAGTACGCGCTGAAAAAAGGCGATACCGTCGAGTTGCCGGAAAATGACATCGCGGTTCGCGCTATGGTCGCCCGTCGACAAATCAAAGAGGTTGCGGAGACGACTACCGAGCCGGCTGTCGGTAAAAAGAAATAGTCGGACATTACAAACAGCCGGTAACGGCATAACAATTTTATGACATGGCAGATTTTTTACATGGTATAGAGCACGTCAACGTCGCCAGTGACGTGGTGCCCGTGAACGACATCGTTACGGCGGTTATCGGGCTGGTTGGTACGGCGGATAAGGGCGACACCAATGTCCTCACGTTGTGCAAGAGCGCGGCGGACGATGCCGCATTTGGCACACAAGGGACCATTCCCGAAGCACTGAAAGCGATCCGCATGCAAGACAGCACCGCCGGCAGCGCCTTGGTGTTCGTCGTCAAGGTAAAGGACGCCACCGCCGAAATCACCGGTGCCGACATCGTGGGCACGATTTCCGAAACGGGCGAGCGCACGGGTCTCAAACTGTTTGAGACCGCAGGAAACAAGTACGGTTTCGAGCCGATGATCTACATCGCGCCGCGATATTCCGCACTGGATGCGGTGAAGCAGGAGTTGATCGTCATCACCGAGAAAACCGAGGCGATGGCATATATCGACACGCCAGACGGCTGGGGCTTCACCCAAGCTATCGAGTCGCGCGGTGCGTCGGGTGATTTTGCCACGCTCAAGGCGGGGCAGAAACTCCTTTTCCCTCACGTCCTTGTTCCCAACCCGGAGTACAATCCGGACGCCGAGGAGGCTGGGGAAAGATACCTCACGATGCCGGTGTCGGCCTATGCGGCGGGATTGCGGGCCAAGGTCGATTTGACCGAGGGCTGGCATGTGTCATCCTCTAACCACGCCTACACGGGGATCGAGGGTACCGACGTACCCATCACGTTCGCGCTCTCGGATAAAACGTGTGAGGCCAACCTGCTGAATGCACAAGGCATCACGACAGTTGTTAATATGTACGGCAACGGCATTGTGGAATGGGGAAACTACACCGCAGCGTTCCCCAGCACCACCACTCCCGACGCGTTCGAGTGCGTTCGCCGGTCACTGATGATCATGAAGCGTTCGATCACGATGGCCTGCGCCCAGTTTATCGATGTTAAGCAGGTAAAACAGGCCGACATCGACCTGGTTCGCAACATCGTGAACCAGTACTACAACCGGCTGACAGCCGAAGGTAAGATCGTTTACGGGCAGTGCTTTTTCGACCCTGCGAAAAACCCCGTCACCGAGCTGGCGCAGGGCCACGTCACGTTTTCCAACGAGTGGACGCCCGCCGTGCCCATGCAGCGCATGACGTTCGACCACAAAATCGACCTTAACAAACTCTCAACCATCGAATAGCCATGAATATCGCAAAAGTTTACGACGCAAACGTCTATGTGAACAATGCCAGCAAACACGGGCTGGCGTCGGAGATCACCGCCCCGACCATCACGGCCCTTATGACCGACTACAAGGCGATGGGCATGATCGGTTCGGCCGAGTTTTTCAACGGGTTTGACAAACTCGAAACGACGATCAAATGGACGTACCCGGACAACGACGCACAGAAGGCGTTCGGGAATTTCCTCAAACCCGTGGATCTGATGATCCGATCCAGCAAAGCGGAGTATGACAACACCGGCATCACAGACGAAAAGCCCATCGTGATGTACATACGTGGGTACTCCAAGACGCTCCCGGGAGGATCGTTCAAGGCCAAGGAGGATACCGAACTGGAATCTACCGTGGCCGTCCAGTACTACAAGCTGGAGATCGACGGAGAGGAGATCGTCGAGATCGACGTAATCAATAACATCTACAAAGTCGGCGGCGAGGACTTGCTGGCTGAACGTAGGCAAAACCTTGGATTGTAATGGGACAGCAAGCACTGAATCGCAAGCCGAATTTGTCAGTTCGGCGGCGGCTCCAGCTCGACGCCAACACCGAGATCGCTGAGATTGGTATCACGGTACGCAAGCAGATGGAGCTAACCAACAACAAGAGCCTGACGGACGTCGAGCGCGGCATGCACCTGATGGCCGCCAAAATTCTCGTAAACGGTCAGCCGATCGTTTACGACGATCTGATGGACGGCTTCACTACCGAGGAGATGGATAAGATCACCGAGTTCCTTTTCCCCGACGCAAAAAAAGAGGTAGACCTTAATTCCGCAACACTATTATAAAATATTTTTTTTAAGTACCTGAGCAACAAAAAGTTGCTCAGGATTTTGCCATG